CCCGGCGGATGCGCTTCTTGGCCGTCCGGCCCACGCTGTGCAGCTGCTGCATGTCCGCATCATCCAGCTGCAATGGCAGGGGCAGGGGTGCCCAGCTGATGTCAGGGCTCACCTGCTGGGCCACATCCAGGCGCTGCTCGGTATAGGCCTGCCGCCAGCGCTCGGTCTCCCGCTTTTCCCGGTTCACCAGGCGCTCCGTGCGCCGCTCCACCCACCACCACAAGCAAGCCCCCAGGGCGATCAGGCCGATGCAGATGATGAGTTCAAACGCCATAATCATGTTGCACTCCCTAAAATTGGCTGGTCGATTGCGTCAGCACCTAATTTCGCGGTTTCTGCAGTTGTTTTATTTAGCTTCTGGTACTCAATCCCACAGAACGGGCAGTACGAAAAACTGAGGTTCATTTCCTTTTTTCGCTTCTTTCCGTTCTTGAGTGTGACTTCATGCTCAAATGTGGCGAACATCTTTGGGCCGCCACCGTCCAGCATCCATGCTTGATTCTTAATGATGACGCCCACATAGCCTTTTTCGGTCAATCCATTCGTAATAAACTCAATACAATCACAACTCATGTAAATGCCTCCTTCGTTGGTTCAGCTCTTCAAATACCGATTGATAAAATACTGCTGCCCCTTGCCGGTCACCTTGGGCGTCCGGGTCAGGCGTATGCTGCCGTCGGGGTTGTGGATGGCGCGCTCCTTGATCTCCAGCCAGCCATTTTCCATGGCGTACTGGGTGGGCATGTTCCGGCTTTCGCCGTACTTCATCAGGAAACCATCCCGTCTAAGCCATTCAAACAGCCGGTTCTGGCCAACGGACACGCCGTTTTGCTTCATCAGCTTGGCCAGCTCACCGATGAGTATGCTTTGCTCGCTTGCCGCCACGCTGTCCGCAAACAACACCTTGGGCTCATTCAGCACCGCCTGAGCCTCCAGCAGCTGCCGCGCCTTGCGCTCCTCCCGATAGGCGCTCAGCATGGCAATGGCCGCGTCCGGGTCGCCCAGCATCTTTTCAATGGTGGCATCCGTGCCGTAAAATCCGTGCTTGCGAATGGAAGGCAGTACCTCGTGGGTGATCCAGCGCTTAAAGGCCCTGGCCTCGGGCTTGCGGCTGCCCATCACAAGGGCGTAAAGGCCGGGCTCGCTGACGATGGCCATGTAGGGGTTGCCAGGGGTTCCCTCATTTGAAATGAGGGTATGCCCCTTCTCATCCTCATCCAACCGGGTCAGCGCCTGGGAAGGGTTGCCCAACTCCAACGCCCGGCACACATCCGCCGCCACAAACCAGGGCTGACCGCCCTGCACCAGGCTGCGTACCTGGCCGAATTGCGCGTGATTGAATATTTGTAGTCCGTTCATGCAGGCCTCCTCGGATAGCTCATCCACCATGGGTAGGCTTTCGGTGTGCAGTAGGACCATTTGACAACCGTCACATATGCATCCTGGCCATTTCCCTTGACTGCCAGCACCATGCCAGTTTCAGAGGCATCCTCAGCTGTTGGACGCTGCTTTGCTGTCTCCCGCCAGGTCACCGCCAAGGTTTCTGTGGCCGCTTTCTGACTGTTCATCCTGCGCTCCTTTCAGCTTTTACTCCAAAGCCATGCCGCCCGGCAGGCTTCCATTGATAGGTATCCTGGCTGCCCTTGCGCGTCCTGGCGCGGTAGTTGGCCTGATAGTCCGGGTTCACCAGACGCTCATGCATCGCCCGGACGGATCCACCCGTGCGCCCCAGCTGCCTGCCGATGGCGTCATGGGATAGGCCGCTGTCGTGCAGGCGCAGCAGGGTGGCGTGCTCCTGATCCGTCCACTTGCGGCTGGCCGTGCGGATGGGGCGCTCTTGGATGCCCAGGTCAGCCAGGCGCTTCTTGATGGCCCCGTGCGTGCGGTTCAGCTGAGCGCTCAGCTGAGCATAGGTGTGTTTGGCCACCAGCCTGCGCAGCATGGCATCCTCCTGGGCTGACCAGGCCTGGTTGTGCGGCCTTCCGGCCACATCATGCCGGCGCTTGATGTCCACCCAGGCGGGTTCCAACCCCAGGGCGTTGTGCTCAAACTGCTTGAAGTTCATCAGCCCCTTGTGCTGCTCCGCCCAGGGCCAGAAGTCATCCAGGCAGATCACCCGGAACTGGCACTTTTCCACCCGCTGCAGCCGGTAGGGCAGCCCGTGCTTGATCCAGATCTTCAAGGTGTAGCCACAGCCAGGCGTGCCATAAATGGCCTGATGCACCTGGTTGAGGCTCACATAGTCCCCATTGTCCAGCAGCGCACCCAGCCCCAGGCGGTGGGCCATCAGCCGGATGGCCTGGGGGCTGCGTTCCAGCCGCCTGGACAGGGACCGGATGGACTGGTCGCCATAGTTCTCCTGCAAATAGGCCTTTTCAGCAGCCGTCCAGTTGGGCTTGCTTCCCATGGTCAGCCACTCACCCACGCCGGGGTACGCAGCTTGTCCATGGCCAGCAGGCAATCCCGGCGGCTGCCCTCAGCGATGATCCGCCAGTCCTGGTCAATCAGCTGCCACAGTCGCCAGTTTATCCGCCGCAGGGTATAGATCCGGTGCTTGATCTCATGCCACTCAATGCCTCGATCACGCCTCATGCCTGCACCCCCTTGGCAGCTGCCTCCCGGGCCAGCCGGGCAGCTTCACGCGCCCGAAAACCCGGCAGCCAGGCCTCAAAGCCCTCCTGCACGCCCGGTTCCTTGAACCAGGCCAGTGTCCAGTCAAAAAGGGTGCAAGCCATCTGCCGGATGGCGTATTCGGGCATCTTTTCCGGCTTGAAGCTGCAATCTCCCTGGGTGATGATGGGTAACGTGCTCATGTCGGGCTCCTTCCTGTGTTACAATGCCGTCAGGGGGTGAATCATATGGACGAATACTTAACCCGCGATGCGGAGAAGTTGCTCGCTCAGTTGTACAAACGCTATCTTGAGGCAAGAAAGTCGGGCAGCACCCGCCAGAACGCCAAGTTCTTTGGTAGTTCGGCTGATATCAAAGAATCTTTGGATTTGCCTGACCTCGTTGAGGATGTAGACGATTACTGCTTTGAGCTTTCACGCCATGGCTACCTGGATGTGCTCAGCGCAGGGGACATGGCATCAGAGGTCGCTCTTGAGGATGTCGGTATTGCCAAACTGGAGAGGCGCTTCACCGATGGGCTCCGCTCCGTTGTTGACTTTATCGCCAAGTTTCTCTGATTGTTCGATAGCCCCATAAACTTGCCAGTCATCCGCCGTTAGGTCATTTAATGTAGGTTCCCATCGCAATACAGCTTTTCGCTCGCTATGTCTGGCTTTCACAATCAAACAACAAGCCGCCGTATTGGTTGGCAAGATATACACCAGAAATGGCCAACCCTTGCGGAAGATGCCTGTTCCTTGTTGATGTGCGATTTTTGCCGCTTCCTGAATGTTCATCTGCCTTCCTCCATGTTCAGCCGGACCGCCAAGGCCTTAGCAGCATGGCGGTCAGTCATCAGCTCGCTGCCATATTCCCGGTTGCCGCTGTGGTCCACTTCGTTCATATCCTGCAGCCGGTACACGCCGTACTGCATGCTGTCCTCAATCGGGTTGCTGCTCACTTTCCAGGGGCTTTTCATGGGGCACCTCCGCTAATGATGTTCGTGTTTCTGAACTTCTTTGGTAAAAAAATAGATATGCATTTCTTGAGATGGAATCTCCAACAGGTCGCACGCTCTCAGCATCTCGATTCTGTTGAAGTCCAGTGCATTATTTAGTCGCTTGCTTAAAGAGACCCTTCCGATACCTAAGGCGTCGGCAAAGTCGCTTTCCGTCTTGTAATGCTCCCTAATCCTGCCGCGAAGCTTGCTGTAATCGAAGTTCTCCTGCACCTTATCGCCTCCGGTTCGTGTTTCTGAACAAACTATAAGGCTTGCTGTTTTCAATGTCAATAGCAAAAGTTCATTTTCCTGAAAAGTTTTTGCTGTTCCGATTATTTGTTGTTGCGATTTCTGAACTCGTACTATATACTGCCAGTGAAAGGTGGATTCTACCATGTCAAAAATGTCAGATAGACTTCAGCAAGCAATGGAGCTTCGAGGCATGAAACAAGTTGACTTATGCGAACAAACCGGCATAGGTAAATCCTCCATTAGTACATATTTGTCTGGGGAGTATGAGCCGAAACAGCGTAATCTCTTTAAGATTGCTGAAGCATTACAGGTAAACGTGGCCTGGTTGATGGGCAAGGACGATGTCCCTATGGAGGGGAAAATTGATATCCCCTACTTTACAGATGTTGACAACATCCATCCAATCAAACGCCGCAGGATTCCGCTCCTGGGCAATATCGCCGCTGGCCAGCCTATCTGGGCAGATGAAAGCCATGAGGACTATGTGCTTGCTGATGGGGAAGTGCACTGTGACTTCGCCCTGAAGGTCAAAGGTGATAGCATGGAGCCGCTGCTCTACGATGGCGATGTGGTGTTCGTCCGCCAGCAACCTGATGTGCTGGATGGCCAGATTGCCGTGGTGCTGGTGGATGACAGCGCTACCCTGAAGCTGCTCTACCACATTAAGGGTGGCATCCAACTGGTATCAAAGAACTCAGCCTATGCGCCCATGATCTACACCGGAAGCAATGCCACCGGCGTGCAGATACTTGGCCTGGCTGTGCAATACACCCGCGGGCTGATATAGGAGGTATTTCATGAGCCGCATTGCCGTCATCGACACCGAAACTGCCAACAATAAGGACAAAGGCTCTATCTGTTCCATTGGCATCGTGTTCATGCATGGAATGGAAATCGTTGATACCTACTATTCCTTGGTGCAGCCCTTGCACGAGTTTACGCCGATGAACATCAAGGTGCACGGTATACGCCCCGAACATGTGGCGGATTCGCCCACTTTTGCGCAACTGTGGCCAGAGCTGTGGCCGCGCCTGCAAGGATATTCGTTGATTTGCTATAACGCATCTTCAGATGTCTACGCTATTGAGCGGGCCTTGTACAATGCTGGCATTGAGACGCCCAATTTCCGATATGCCTGTGCTATGAACCTCACAAAGCGATTGGTTCAGTTGGACAGCTACAGCCTCTCCGGTGTCGCTTCGCACTTTGGCATCACCTTTGATGCGCATAATGCTCTGGAAGACGCCACTTCCACGGCGCAAATTCTGCAAGCTCTTGGTAGCCTGCACAGCGCCGATGACATGAGCGCCTTGATGCGCCTGGCCTGTATGCCCTATCAGTACGCCCTGAGCAACGATTATGACCCGGCACAAGATAAGGTAAAAAAGGTTACTGGCTACGTGGCTCCTAAGCCGCTGGCACACGGCAATTCTGAGTATTTTGTTGGCAAGTCTGTCGTGTTCTCCGGTACACTCACCTGCGCCATGCGCGACATTGCCCAGCAGGCAGTAGAGGAAATGGGTGGTGTCTGTAAAACCGCTGTATCCCGCAAAACAGATGTCGTAGTGATTGGATTCTATGATCAAGATACGCTGCTGCCAGGCTGCAGCTATGGCTCAAAGGTTATGAAAGCCATGGACTTAAAAGAGCAAGGTCATCAGATAGATATCATTGATGAGAACGAGTTTATGGAGATTTTGAACGAAGGCATTATCTGAAGAAAGGCGGTAACCCCCATGATCGACTTCCAGAACGCATCCTTCATGAAGCTCAAGCCCGTGGACAACAGCTCTTTCGCGGCGCAGATCATGCCCATGTTCATCCAGCATGAGCAGATCCTGCAGACCTTCCAGGGCATCCGTGACGGCGTGGTGTTTACCAACATGCGCATCATCGTCATCAATGTGCAGGGCATGACG